GTGGCGCAGGAGCGGACACGGTGGATCCCGGTGACGGAGCGCCTGCCGGAAGATCCCGTGCAAAAGGTGCTTATTTTTGTTCCGCATCCACACGGGAACATCGTTGATGTCGGGCGATATCTTGGCGCTGACGGCTGGGTGTTGGAAGGATGGTATCTCACACAATCCTCTGTCACTCACTGGATGCCGCTGCCCGAAGGGCCGGAGGAGGAAAGGTAAATGAAAAGACTAACAACTAATTACCCAGACAACAACCTTGATGCCGCCCTGAATTTGTTTTACATAAAAGACTTTGAGACGTGGGTGCGTGGCGGAGGCGATGGCACGGATTACCCGGACATCCGGCTCTACGATTTTATCCGCAAAGCCGCAAAGATTTTGCTGCCGGACTTGGACTTCCCAATGGATGATGATGGCGTAGACTATGCGATGGGTGAGCTTTTGTTGGACGGTCCTGATGAGCCGACAGGCTTGCTTGCCCTGCTTTATACCGCAGCATGGTCATACGCAGAACTGCGTGGCAGGCTCATGCAATACGAGGACACGGGGCTGACGCCGGAACGCTGTGCTGAATTTGCGCGAGCAGACGCGGAAGGACGGTACATCGTAATGCGTGATGCGGAGAGGGAGGGTGTTGCCCGCCTGCGCGAGCTGGCCGAGGCCGACAAGGATGGGCGCGTGGTGGTGCTGCCGTGCAAGGTGGGCCAGCGGGTGTTCGCCTTGTTGGACACGGATAAGCATATAAGCGAGTGCGAGGTCAAGCAGATTGGTATGGGCGATAAAATCGGCTTTATTGGCCTTGAACCAATAGGCGCCAGAGGGCGGGAGTATGGCGTAGCGCTAAACGGATTCGGCAAGACCGTATTCCTCACCCACGAGGAGGCGGAAGCGGCATTGGAGGCGATGAAGGATGAGTAAGGCTGTTATGCTGAGTATCCGCCCGAAGTGGTGCGAAAAGATTGCCAACGGCGAAAAGACAATTGAGGTGCGCAAGACACGCCCGAAGATGAACACGCCGTTTAAGTGCTATATCTACTGCACGCTGCCAAAATATCCGCACGAGGACTTCATTGCGACGGACTATCCAAGGCCACAGTTTTACGGCGGCGGCAAGGTCATTGGAGAGTTTACCTGTGACCGGATATTTCCCATCAATGTTTTCGACAATGGCGGCATTCAGAACTGGCTTTTCGAGCACATGGGGCGATCTTGTCTTACATACGAGGAGCTTGCTGACTACATCGGCAACGGGAAAACCGGCTACGGCTGGCACATCTCCGACCTGCTGATCTATGACCAGCCGCGGGAACTAAGCGAGTTCCAGCGTGCAACTGACCCATGTGTATTCTGCATGGAAAGAATCGCACGGGAATGCACAGACTGCAAAAAATGGGGCGGTGACATTAAGCGCCCGCCCCAGAGCTGGTGCTATGTGGAGGCGATGAAAGATGACTGAACTGAAACCGTGCCCGTTTTGCGGAGGTAAAGCGCGGCTATTTGTAGGTAACGGCGTAAGAGTAATTTGCTCTAAATGCTATGCAGGTACAAGGATTCTGACGGACAACATGGAGTACGAAAGCAACGCCGTAGAAATGGTGGTCGAAGCATGGAACAGGAGGGCTGACAATGGCTGAATACATTCGTGCCGTAGAAGCGGCAGAAAAAGTCGCGGGAATCTTTAAAGTACCAATGGCAGACCTTGTGGACATTTTCTCGGAAATCCCCGCCGCCGACGTTGCGCCCGTGGTGCATGGGCGGTGGATTTCGTGGGAAGAAGCAGGAAACTTTGTTCCCTCACCAGACAGGCACGAGTGCTCTGTTTGCCACGATGCGGCGCAAGTGCTTGTAAATGGGTTTGAATTGTTGTCGGATTACTGCCCCAACTGCGGCGCGAAGATGGACGGAGGTGACAGCGATGCGGCTGATTGACGCTGAATTATTGGAAGACCAGTTTGGAATTTCCGATGAAGATATTTTGGCAAAAGAAGAAATCCGATACGCCCCAACCGTGGATGCTGTGGTCGTTACGCGATGTGAGGACTGCAAGCATCGTATCTATAAGCACGTGAACTCTTGGATCGGCGAAATTGGTGGATGCAATATTTTCAATTATCCTATGCCGAACGATGCTTTTTGCAGCTACGGCGAGCGTAAGGATGGTGAAAGCTGATGTGGATAAGATTGCTTGAAATTTTAGACCCCCGTGAGGCGCTCATGGAGGCAAGGCTTAAAAAGGAGTCCGGCATATGATCCGCATCATCATCGACATCGAAGACCACGGCGACAAGCTGGCGACTAAGGAGGCCGTGGCAACGGCACTTGAGCAGTTCGGCAAGGTGCGCGTGGTTATGGTGACAGACGGGAGGGGAAAATGAGCCTGACGGCATCTGACCTTGCACGTCTCGGGCCTGCGGCACAAAAACAGGTGGCCGAAAAGGTACTTGCTCAGAAAACGGGCAAATACCACAACCGCAAAACCGTGCGGCATGGCATTACGTTTGACAGCAAGCACGAGGCAGACCGCTATGATGCGCTGCGGTTGCTGCTGAAAGCGGGGGAAATACACGACTTGAAGCTGCAGCAGACGTACAAGCTCGTTGGGGCGCAGAGAACGCCCGCAGGAGCCGCTGTGAGGGCAGTTACATACATAGCCGACTTCGTATATACTCGCGACGGGAAAACGATTGTAGAGGACGCAAAGGGCTTTAAAACAAAGGACTATATCATCAAGAAAAAACTAATGCTGGAGCGATTCGGCATTTGGGTGGAGGAAGTATAAGATGGCAGAACAAAGTTCGACGCTTTGCTGGTCGTGCAAATACGCTTGCGGGAAATGTCCTTGGTCGGAATGCGACAAGGAAACGCGGAAGCTGAAGTGGAGGCCGGTGGAAGGTTGGCGCGCGATCAAAACAAAGGTTTTGATGAATTCTTGCGGCGGTGCTCGCAGGCATTACGAAACAAGCTACATTGTCACGGCCTGTCCGCAGTACGAGGTGGGATGACATGAGCTGCTTTAACTGTCAGGAGAGGCACGTCGGCTGTCATTCGACCTGTGAGCGATACGCTGCGTGGCTGCAAGAAAAGAAAGAGGCAAAAAGCAACGAAACGGCCAGCATAGCCGAGGAAAGCGCGATGATCAATTACATTCAGAGGTCAAAAGACCGATACAAACGGAGGGTGGGGAGAAAATGATCGAATTTCCCTATTGCGTCTATCCGGCGCTGAAAAAGGTTTTCTGCGAGAGGCAATACACGCGCCGCCAGCTTGCCGATGCGGTAGGCATTTCCAAAAGTAACATCTGGTGGTGGCTGTCGGGGAACAATCAGCATACCATCGACGTGATCAAAGGCATCCTCAGAGAGAGCGGGCTGACGTTTGAGGAAGCGTTTGGAGGTGCGGAATGAAAGTAGGCGACAAGGTGCGAGCGCAGTTTATGACGGTTCCGGAGGAGTTTCCTGGAAAGGCGCGCGGCGAAAAACTGTACCCGATCCGCGCCGGCGTGGTGACGTACATCCATCCGCAACGGCGCTATGTGACCGTGGCGATCATGGTAGACGGCAAGGAGATTAAAGAGAGTTTTCGACCGGAGGAGGTGCTGGCATGAAATGCGAGTTATACCATGACAATTTTCAGAATTTTAAGCGATACAATATTCCAAAAGCACAGCTCGTAATTGCGGATATCCCCTATAACATCGGCGTGGACGCCTATGCAAGCAATCCGATGTGGTACAACGGAGGGGATAATAAAAATGGAGAAAGTAAGCTTGCGAAGCAGAGCTTTTTCCACACGGACGGAACATTCAAAATTGCGGAGTATATGCACTTCTGTAATCGTATGCTGCGCAAGGAACCGAAGGAAAAGGGGCAGGCTCCGGCAATGATCGTGTTTTGCGCGTTTGAGCAGATGCAAACCGTGATCGAATACGGAAAGCGCTACGGGTTCATGAAAAGCTATCCGCTGTTTTTCTGTAAAAACTACTCTGCACAGGTGCTAAAAGCCAACATGAAGATCGTGGGCGCGACGGAATTTGCGGTCGTCCTTTATCGGGACAAACTGCCCAAATTTCGTAACGTTGGTTCGGATGGCGAGCGGCACATGGTATTTGATTGGTTCGCGTGGGAGAGGGACAAGCGCAGTCAATATCCAAAGGTGCATCCGACACAAAAGCCGGTTGCGGTATTGAAAAAGTTGATCTCCGTGTTTACAGATCCCGACGATGTTGTGATCGACCCATGCGCCGGAAGTGCATCGACGCTTCGCGCAGCTTATGAGATGGGGCGTAATGCTTATGGGTTTGAGGTGGACAAGGGATTTTACGAGGCAGCGAAAGAAAAGATGCTTGCTCCACTTTTTGAAAAGCCTGAATTTGAGCAGATCGGAATGGGGGATGTGGTATGAACGCGTTTCCCGAGCGCTTGAAGCGCTTACGGGAGAGAAAGAGAATAAAACAATATGTCCTATCTGAACTGTGCGGTCTGCACCGTGACGCGGTGAGGCGGTACGAGGCGGGGGAGGCTACGCCCACAACGGACGCATTGGAAAGCATTGCCGACAAGTTCGGGGTATCGGTTGATTATCTGCTCGGAAGGACGGATAATCCGATGACCGTGGACGATTATCTAAAAAAATTTTGAAAATTCCCCTTTTAAGGGGAAAAATAAGAAAAACCTATGCAAAAATAGAGGCGTGATGGGGCGAGGCTCTTCACGCCTCTGCTTTTTCATCTGTTTCCTCCTCCCTTGATAGCCCTCCCGTCGGGGAGGGCAGTTGAGGGCAAAAAATGACAGGACTCCTCGCACCTCTCAACGATGTGTCCCAGGGGAGACATATACGGGCAAATGTACCAAGGTGGCGACGCGGTCTCCAAAACCGTGTGTGGTGGGTTCGATTCCCAACTGTCCGTACCAGAGGCCGGGTAGCGCCCGGACAATGTGAGCCCGTTGTCGTCATGGCTCACATGGAAATGACAATGCTCGCTGAAAACTGCGCTTGTCTTGATGCGTCAAGACCGGTTTGACCTGACAGAATAGGGGCTACGACTTTTCGGAGCGTAGTCGCCGGTAGCGTGTGACAATCTAAGCGGAAAGCCGAACAAAAACGGAAAAGGAGAACGAAAGATGTTTATCAGCAAAAAGAAGTTCAACGAGGCCGTCAAGCAGGCCAAGGAAGATGTGTACATGGAGATGGGGCGGCGCAACCACGAGAAAGAGCGAGAGGACTATATTGCTACTCGGTTCAACGATGTCAACATGCGCCTGAACAACGCTTTTGTTGACATCGACAATAGACTTTCTGCGCTGGAATCGCAAAACTCTGGGAAATATCCTGTATCCATGAAATATTAAGCACAGCAACGACGGCTGGAAGAGACAGCGTTGTAGCCCCTCTGGGCGGGTAAAGTCTGCTATGTAAGGCCAAGGGGCGGGGGCTGGTAGCAAATAAATGTGCGAGGTGGTGATGAGTGGCATTAACAGCAAAGCAAGAACGATTTGTGCAAGAATATCTTGTGGATTTGAATGCCACACAGGCAGCCGCAAGAGCAGGGTATAAGAACGCCGAGAAAGGTAGGCAGTTGGTTACGAATAGTAACGTTTCGGCTGCTATCCAAAAAGCAAAGGCGGAAAGGCAAAAGCGGACGGAAGTAACGCAGGACTATGTGATTGAAAAGCTAAAAGAAATCGCGGACAAGCCTGCGTCTGATTGCATAGAAAGCGATCTGAAATATGCAAACAAGCTAAAGGCGCTTGAAATGCTTGCAAAGCATACAGGCGTGTTTGATAAGCAAGACAATTCCAGCACCGATTCCGTCGTTAAGGTGATTATCGATGTCTGATATTTTCCTGTCCGAAAAAATCGGCCCTGCGTTTTATGACATTGCGCATGACATTTTCCGGCATGGTCATACACATTACGATTTTAGCGGCGGGCGCGGCTCGCTGAAATCCTCCACGGTATCAATTATCGTTCCGCTTCTGCTGGTTGGGAATCCGGGAACGCACGCGCTTGTGTTGCGGAAGGTGGCAAATACGATCCGCGATAGCGTCTATGCGCAGTATATCTGGGCAATCGGTGAGCTGGGAATGGCAGCGTACTGGGAAGCCAAGGTTTCCCCGATGGAGCTGATCTACAAGCCGACCGGGCAGAAGATCATGTTTCGCGGCGCTGATGACCCGATGAAGATCAAGTCTATCAAGGTGCCGTTTGGCTACATTGCCGTGACGCACTTTGAGGAAAAAGACCAGTTCGCCGGACGTGCGGAAATCCGAACTATTTTGCAGTCGACCATGCGCGGCGGATCGGTGTTCTGGAATTTTGAGAGCTATAACCCGCCGATAAGTCGCGATAACTGGGCGAACAAAGACAGCTTGGAGGAACGCGCCGACCGCCTGTGCCACAAGTCAACGTATCTGCAAGCACCGCCTGAATGGCTGGGGGAACAGTTTCTTGCAGAGGCGGAACACCTCAAGGCCACAGACGAGCGCGCGTATCAGCACGAATACCTCGGCATTCCGGTTGGAACCGGCGGGAACGTGTTTGAAAACTTGGAGCTGCGAGAGATTACCGACGAGGAAATGTCGCACTTCGATCACATCTATCAGGGCGTGGACTATGGGTGGTTCCCTGACCCCTTTGCTTTTATCCGTCTGCACTACGACCGTGCGAGGGAAACCATTTACCTGATGGACGAGATATATCAAAACAAGCTCACAAACGAGGCAAGCGGGAACATCATCATCCAGCGCGGGTACAAAGATGCTTATATCACTTGCGACAGCGCGGAGCCTAAGAGTGTAGCGGACTACCGCGCTATGGGGCTTCCGGCAAAGGCGGCAATCAAAGGACCAGGTTCTGTTGACTACGGCATGAAGTGGCTTCAGCGACGCAAGATCGTCATAGACCGGAAACGAACGCCAAACGCATATAACGAGTTCGTGAATTACGAATACGAACGGAATAAAGACGGCGATATCATTAGCGGGTATCCTGATGCAAATAACCATTTGATTGATGCCACAAGATACGCTTTAGAGCGCATTTCTCGCCAGATGGGAGTTATCGCATGAGCAATGCAGTTATCTTAAAACTTAACGAGCTTGGCTATACCACGATCCCTGAATCGTTTTACAACAAGGTTGCGGAGTGGAAAAGCTGGTATCAGGGGAATGTAAAGGGCTTCCACAATTACCGCGTCCGTAACGGTGAAAGCATGGTCAACTGTAAGCGGTATTCCCTCGGAATGGGAAAGAAGCTGTGCGAGGATTGGGCAAATCTGCTCATGAACGAGAAAGTGCAGATAACGCTTGAAGGGAATAAGGAGCAGGAATTTATTGACCGCATCTTGACGGAGAACAATTTTGCTGTTAAGGCGAATGAGATGCAGGAAATGAAGTCTGCGCTTGGCACGGTGGCATACATTCCCCGCGTGGTGGGGCAGGAGGTCAACGAGAGCGGCGAGATCGTACCCGGAAACGCCTCCGGCATTGCGCTGGACTATGTGACCATCGAAAATATCTATCCGCTGGCATGGCAGAACGGATATATCAGCGAGTGCGCGTTTTCCTCTGTAGTTACAAGGGGCGAGCGCGATTACCTCTATCTGCAAATCCATCGCAAAGAGGACAGCGGCGAATACGTCATTGAGAACCGCATTTATCGGTATGATAATGAGCAACTTGCAGACGAAGCGCTGACCAATGTTAAGGGCTTTGAGCGCATCCCCCCTGTTGTACATACCGGAATCGATAAGCGTCAATTTGTCATTGACCGACCCAACATTGCGAATAACTTCAACTATTTGCTTCCAACCGGCATTTCGGTGTATGCAAATGCTATTGACGTAATGCAGGGCGTGGATATTGCTTATGATAGCTACGTCAATGAGTTCAAGCTCGGGAAAAAGCGCATTATGGTGAAACCAGCTGCAGCAAAGTACCTTGACGGAGAGCCGGTATTTGATTCAAGCGACGTCGCGTTTTACGTTCTTCCAGAGGACGTAAATGACGGTGCGGTTATTACGCCGATTGATATGACATTGCGGACGGCGGAGCACAACACCGGCATTCAGGATCAGCTCAACATTTTGTCCAGCAAGTGCGGCTTCGGTGAGACTTATTACCGCTTTGACGGTGGCAGCGTGGCAACTGCCACACAAGTAATCAGCGAGAACAGCACCATGTTCCGCACGATCAAAAAGATGGAAATCGTTTTGGAACAAGCACTGGTGGAGCTGTGCCGCATCTTGCTTCGGTTGGGCAACACGGCCATGAGTGCTGGACTGAATGAAGATGTGGAAATCTCCATCGACTTTGACGACAGCATCATCGAGGACAAGGGGCAAGACTTTACCCGCGATATGCAGCTTCTCAGTGCGGGCATTATGAACGATTGGGAGTTCCGCATGAAGTGGATGAACGAGGATGAGAAGACTGCAAAGGCGGCTTTGCCGAAGATGCAGGACATGACCACGGAGCAGCAGAACGAAGTGGAGTGAGGTGACAGGCAGTGCCGAAATACCCATTCTCCCCTCCTGTTTTGGATGCCATGCCGGAAGAGCTGGCAGAGCTGTACCGTGGACTTGAGGACACGCTGCTAATGGAGATATGTTCCCGGCTCAAGGCTGCGGACGAGCTGAATGAGGTCACGGTGCAGGATATCAAGGCGCTGCGGTCACACGGCATCGATCTGAAAGAGATTGAAAAGGCCATACGCCAGACTACCGGCATCAGCGAGAAAAAACTAAACGAGCTGATAGACGATGTAGTGAAGCGCAACCAAAAGTATTACACCGATGTCATAGACCTTGCCCATGTAACACAACCTGATGTGCTGGTAGATGTAACCGCCATTGACGCAATCAGACGGCAGACGCAGGATGCGTTCCGCAACATCACCGCTTCGATGGGGTTTTTGGTAAACGCAGGGCGGACGATGCTGCCCCCCGCAAAGGCGTACCAGTGGGCTTTAGATGCTGCTACGTTGAAAGTAGAAAGCGGGGCTATTTCTTATGGGCAAGCCATCAAAGACGCCGTTAGGGAGCTTGCAAGCGGTGGCCTGCGCGTGGTGGACTATGAGAGCGGACACCGTGACCATGTAGACGTAGCTGCCCGCCGTGCAGTAATGACAGGCGTATCGCAGCTGTGCAGTAAGTACACGGAGCAAGCGGCGGAATATCTTGAGACACCATATTTTGAGGTTTCCGCCCATGCTGGCGCGAGAGATAAGCCGGGGCCGTCACCGTGGTCATCGCACAAGGATTGGCAAGGAAAAGTATACAGTATTCGCGCAGGGGACATCTATCCGAACATCTACGAGGTTTGCGGTCTGGGTGCTGTGGATGGTCTGGAAGGAGCCAACTGCCGCCACCGCCGTTTCCCTTGGGTGGAGGGCGTAAGTGAGCGCACATACACTGACGAACAGCTTAAGCATATTGACGATGGTTTGGGCTGTACGTTTGAGGGCAAGACCTATACGGCATACGAAGCCACGCAGGAGCAGCGAAAGGTAGAGCGCACCATACGCAAGCTCAAGCGCGAGAAAGCCGCCTACAATTCCGCAGGATTGCATGAAGAAGAACAGGCGGTAAATATAAGGCTGCGGCGGTTAAACGCCAAATACAAGGCGTTCAGCGCGGCGGCAGGGCTGCCGGAGCAGCGGGAGAGAATGAAGGTGTTGTATTGATGGCTAACAGCAAAGTCAACATTTTAGGCACGGATTACGAAATTGTCGTTAAAAAGTACGGCGACGATGAAGCATTTGAGCGCAGGAGCATTGACGGATATTGCAACCACCTTTTAAAGCAAATCGTAATTTGCGACATGACGACCTATAAGGGTTGGGAAAACGAACCAGTAGAAACGGCAAGAGAGGCTCAAAAGCAAACGCTACGGCATGAAATTGTACACGCATTTTTCAGCGAAAGCGGCCTTTCAGATAGCGGGCTTTCTTTTGAAGGGGCATGGTGCAAAAACGAGGAGCTTGTCGACTGGATCGCGTGGCAAGGGACAAAAATCCACAAGGCGTGGGAACAGTCGGGAGCGGTGTAAATGGTAAAAACCGCTGATGCGGATTTTATACAAAATTGGCTATCTGCAAGCCTAAAAGTGCAGGCGGGGCGGTCACGGCAACGACCTAAAAAGCCTATCCCGTAAGGAGTTGGACATGAAGAAAGAAGAGCTGTTGAACATCGGCCTGACAGAAGAGCAGGCGGACAAGGTCTTTGCCATGAACGGCAAGGACATCGAAAAGCACAAGAAAGCCGCAGAGGACGCAAAGGCGGACAAGGACGCCTTGGAGCAGCAGGTTGCAGACCGGGATAAGGACATCGCGGAGCTAAAAAAGGCCAGCGGTGACGCTGTTAAAATCCAGGAAAAGCTGGACGAGCTGCAGGGGAAGTACGACAAGGAAACAGAAGCGTACAAGGCACAGCTTGCACAGCGGGATTATCAGACCGCCATTGACAAGGCGATTGCCGACAGCGGCGTGAAGTTTTCCTCCAAGTCTGCGGAAAAGGCTTTCCGCGCGGGTATCGGAGACAGCAAGCTCGAAATGAAGGACGGCGCTTTGGATGGGTTCGATAAGTATCTTGAGAAAGCAAAGTCCGAAGACCCGAGCGCATTTGTTAAATCGGGGGCGCGTGTTGACACGCAAGGTTCTCTTGAAGGTGGACAGCACGAAGACAAGCCCACAACCTTAGCCAGTGCGCTCCACGAAAAATACGACAAATAAAGGAGATTTTTACACATGGCTATTACTCTTGCTGAAGCTAAAGTCGGTATGGCCGACAAGGTCGACCAGATGATCGTCGACGAATTTCGCCGCAGTTCTCTGCTGCTGGACAGACTGGTATTTGATAACGCCATCTCTCCGGGCACTGGCGGTTCCACCCTGACCTACGGGTACATTCAGCTCAAGACCCCCTCCACCGCTGCGGTCCGTGCTATCAACAGCGAGTACACCGCTAACGAAGCCAAGCGCGTTGAAAAGACCGCAAAGGCCATCATCATGGGCGGCTCCTTCGCGGTCGATCGTGTTCTTCAGAACACTTCCGGCGCGGTGGATGAGCTTGCGTTCCAGGCGGCGGAAAAAATCAAGGCAACCCGGAATACCTTCCACAATGCCGTCATCAACGGTGTTGCGGCATCTTCCGGTTCCGGCTATGTTGTCAACACCTTTGACGGCCTGCGCAAGCTGCTTGACGGCAGCTCCAACGAGTTTACCACCGATATCGACCTGTCCGACGCTTCTAAGCTGGACAGCAACAGCAACGCTTTTGTCGATCAGCTTGACCAGCTTGTTCACGCCGTGGATGGCAATGTCTCTATGCTGATGATGAACGGCGATATGCTGCTTAAGGTTCGTGCCGCCGCTCGCCGTGCTGGCTATTACGAGCGCGCAAAGAACGACTTCGGCCAGACCGTGGAAACCTTTGCTGGCATTCCGCTTATGGATATGGGCAAGTATTACAACGGCTCTGCGTCTGTTGACGTTATCGGCACTTCTACGCCGAGCACGTCCGTTGCCGGTACTTCCAGCATTTACGCAGTAAGCATTGGGCTTGACGGCTTCCACGGCATTTCTCCGACCGGCAATAGCGTCATTTCCAGCTATATGCCCGATATGAACGCGCCGGGTGCAGTTAAGACCGGCGAAGTTGAGCTTGTGGCCGGTGTTGTGCTGAAGAATACGCTGAAAGCTGCTGCGCTGAACGGCATTGTTCTTAAGCCGAAGGCCACGGCCTGATATGAAAGGAGCTGACCCGTATGACATACGCTGATTATGCATACTACGCCGGAATCTATGTGGGTTCTGTGAGCGAGGAAGATTTTCCGCGTCTGGCTGTTCGGGCCAGCTCCTTCCTCGACTACTACACAATGTGGAAAGCTGAAAGCCACGCTGATTTGGACGCGGTGAAGATGTGCTGCTGTGCGTTGATCGACCAGTACGCTTTGCTGGATGCGGCGCAGAAGGCGGCGACAAAAAGCCTTGCCAATGCAGGCGACCCGGAAACCAAGAGCGAATCGGTAGGCAGCTATTCCCGCACGCTTACGACCGGTGGCGAAGCGGCAAAATCTGTGCTGGATGCGGTAAGCACCAGTAAACAAATGCTTGCAAACCTGTGCAATGAGTATCTGGCGCATACCGGACTTTTGTATCGGGGAGGTGACTGCAAATGTACGCTCCCCACACTGTAACGATCTACAACTCCGTCAAGGAAGCCGATCCGGCAACGTTTAAGGACGTTACTAAGCTCTATGTCACGATTTTGCGCGGCGTGCTGTGTGAAGCGTCAAAGGGCGCAAATGTGCGCAAGACCGGGTTAGAGGGAGCGGATGCGGTCAACCTGTATATCCCGTTTTCCGTAGAAGCAATAGACGGGGCGACTGGTAAGCCCAAGAAGTACGTCGGGCCGCAAGAGTTTTACCGTTCCACAGATAAGACCGGACTGTGGACGCTTTCAGTCAGCGGCAACGGTGGGGTTACGTTTTTCATCAAGGGCGAGTTTATCACCGACAAGGAAGATGTGGCGCTTTCACAGGATAACTGCTGGAATCTGACAAAGGTAGACGCAATGGACTTTGGCAGCGAAGATATGCAGCATTGGGAATGCGGAGGCGTATGAGATGGGGGTAAAATTTACCATCGACGTCTCTGGCATGGATGCAGTCAAAGAATCCATTGCAAGCGCTTGCAGTCGCGCAGAACACACGCTTGCGGTACAGGTGGCAAAAGATACCGCGCCATTTGTCCCGATGCGCACAGGATCGTTGAGGACGCGGACGCGGGTATCCGGAAACGAGATCATCTACCCCGGCCCATATGCTCGGTATCTCTATTACGGCAAACTGTACGTTGATCCGCTGACGGGAAGTTCCTATGCGAGAAAAGGCGCAACAAAAGTTCCGGCGGTGCCTGAGAAAGACCTGAAGTTTTGGCATCCAAATACATCTTCGCACTGGTTTGAAGCGTCGAAAGCTCAAAACCTCCCAAAGTGGCTACGTGTAGCAGAAAAGGCGGTAAAGAATGATCTCTAAAGAAAAAACCGTAACGCTTGCGTCAAGCATTGAAAAATCCGATCTCGACCGCCTTGTATTGATTTGGGCAAACAAATGCCCCAATATCCCCGATAACGTGGAGCTGATAAAATACGAGTATTTTGCGGCGAAAACGGTAGGCATGGCGCTTTCGTCCGTGCAAGGCGCTGTTATCACCAAGAAGTATATCTGTGGAGGGTATCAAGCGGAGTATTCGTTTGAAATCCATTACCAGATCGCGCCTCCAGGAACAAGCGATGACACGCGCTTAAAGGCAGTCGAGGCTTTGAACAAATTTGCGGACTGGGCTAACACACAGCGCCCGGACATTGGCGAGGGGAGACGCGCCCTGCGCGTAGAGACAGCGGCTTTTGCGTCGTATCTCGGCGCAACCAGCGACAAATACGAGGACTATATGGTTCCTCTTAAACTAACATACGAGGTGAATGTATAATGGCAGATTTAACTTTTGCGACCACCGAAGGCCAGACCATTGACCGCGAGCTTTTGATTGCGTATCTGAATACCGGCACGTCATCGGCTCCCGTTTGGAGTGCCATCGGTAAGCGTGTGGAGGATTCCACCGAGGAAATGGACTGGGGGCAGGAGAGCAAGCAGGACATTCTCGGTAACACCTTTACCACCATGAAAAAGCCCGTTATCACGCAGACGTTTGACCCGATTCCTTTGGATGCGGGCGACGCGGCGGCGGTCAAGATGTGGAATCTTGCGGTCAAGGACCACGACGCGCAGGCGCTTGCCAATCAGGACATGATGATTGGCCACTTCTACGCCACGAGCGGCGACGCGAAGTTTGCCGAGCGCTATGATTCCTGCGCAATTGCGGTCACGTCCATCGGCGGAGACGGCGGCGGTACGCTCAACATCACGAGCGAGATCACCTACGGCGGCAACCGCACGCTTGGCACGATTACCAAGAGCGCCAGCGGCGTGACCTTTACGGCAGATACCTAAAGACAAAGGGGCGGGCATAGACCCGCCCCGATTTGGAGGATATTATGAGCGAAATTATTTCCATCAATTCCGGTGTAGTCCGAAAGACGCTTGAAACGACGGATGGCAAGACCTGTGAGCTGGCCTTTAACGCGACGGACAGCACCTTCGTGGAGAAGCTGTTCAACGCCTTTGATACGCTCGACAAAAAGCAGGAAGCGTACAAGGCGGAGGTCGAAAAGACCGCAAACAAGCGCGAGGTTTTTGAAACGGCGCGCAAGATGGATGAGGAAATGCGCGAGATCATCAACGAAGTGTTTGGCTTTGACATCTGCGCATCCCTGTTCGGGGAAATGAATGTGTACGCGCTGGCGGATGGCCTGCCTGTTTGGGCCAACCTGATGCTCGCCATCATGGATGAGGTGGATACCGCATTCTCCCGTGAGCAGAAGGCGACCAATCCGCGCATCAGCAAGTACACGAAGAAGTATCATAAATGAGGTATGATCTGCCGACCACCGTAGAGGTGAACGGTACGGAATACCCGATCCGAACGGATTTTCGGGACATTTTGACCATCATTGAAGCGCTCTCCGACGCAGAGTTGAGCGAGCAGGAAAAGGCCGAAACGATGCTCGACATTTTCTACCCGGACTTTGAGACGATGCCGCCGGACGATTACGAAGAAGCGATAAAGCAATGCGCTCTGTTCATCAATTGCGGCGATGGCCCGCGAGACGAAAAGCGCGGGCCGAAGCTGATGGACTGGCAGCAGGATTTCCCGCTGCTCGTGGCTCCAATCAATCGTGTGCTCGGCAAAGAGGTGCGATCTGTGGACTATCTGCACTGGTGGACGTGGATCGCGGCGTATCAGGAGATCGGGGACTGCACCTTTGCGCAGGTCGTTGCTATTCGCAGCAAAAGGGCAAAAGGGAAGAAGCTCGACAAAAGCGAGCAGGAATTTTACAAGCAGAACCGACAGCTGGTAGATTTCAAGCGACAGTACACGGAGCAGGACGAAGATGTCATCAGTCGTTGGGTGTGAAAAACCGCCCTCCGAAGAGGGCGGCAAAATTCAAGCGTTTGGCATAACGGAAACCGTGTTGCTTGTTTCAAGTGTGTTGTAGTTTTCAGAGTCTAAAACATTCAGCTTAAACTCGACATTTGATATTTCGCTTAATGGGGTTTCACAAAAAACAACAAATGACGCTCTCACATTTTTGGAAGGAAGTGCCGTAATCGGCAAGCCCGAACCGCTTTGACAATGCGTGTCATCCACATAAACATCATCGAGCAAATAGGTGCATTCCTCGTCCCCGATGTTGCTGATTTTTACATCAATGTAAAAACAGCCAGTCAATCCGCTTGCTTCCCAGCATTTTAAATATTCGGCAGTGTAATTTTCGCCACTAAATGTAATTGCATCCGCTTCCTCTTTTAAATCCTGGGTTTCGTCACTAAAAGGATTGGGCGCCGGGGATGGAACACTATTTGCATTTGACGCTTCTGAGCCATCCGATGTTGGAAGAGATACGCATACAACAAAAAGAACAAAGAATGTAGCAAGGGATATTAAAGCGATCTTCTTCCTCTTTTTTCTGATTGCAAGGATAACCAAAGTGAGCAATGAGACAACAAACCCTGCGATACTTAACAAGCCTAAAATAGCAATCATTTTAATCCCTCCTTTTATCAGAATAGCACATAAAAAATAAAACGCAAGTAGAAAGTGTGGTGATTTTGTGGCGAATGCAGACGGTTCCGTTGTTATCAATACGGAAGTAGACGCGAAAAACGCGCAAAAAGAATTGACTGCGCTTGAAAAAAAGATTGATGCACTCAATGAAAAAATCAGCGACAAAAAGCAGGAGCAAATGCCCCTGGTTGAGCAGTCTAAGCAGATCGCAGCAAATCTCGATGCAGCCAAAGCCCAGCTTGACCAAATGCGGAACGGCGACGAGTTTTACACGGCTGGCGCAATAAAGGAGCAAGAGCAAACAGTAAAAGCGCTTCAAAAAGAGTGGGATTCCGTGCAGAACAAAGTAGAGCGCATGGATACCTCGATTGCGCGAGACACGCGAAGCCTTGAGCGCATGACTAATAGAGCCGGAGATTTGTCTAAACAAATTATGGCAGCAAAAGAAAACGCCAAAGGGATTTCTCCGGCGGCACAGGCAGCCAGTAAACAAATGGACAAATTTGTGAGCCACATTAAAACGCTCGCCAAAAGAGTGCTTGTTTTTTCGCTTATTACCAAAGCTCTCAGAACGTTAAAGAGCTATATGTGGAGCGCGATCCAGACCAACAATAAGGCGATGGCGGCAGTCGACAAGCTGAAAGGAGCGCTGCGAACGCTGGCCCAGCCGATCGTCAACGTGGTCGTTCCGGCGTTTACCGTGCTCGTCAATGTCATCACGCGCGTGGTCAACACCATCTCCGAGCTGGTCTCCATGATCTTTGGAACGACTGCCGAGGAATCTGCAAAGGCAGCCGAAAGTCTTTACGAAGAATCGGACGCGCTGGACAAGACTGGGAAATCCGCGAAAAAAGCAGGCAAATCTCTCGCGTCGTTCGATGAGATCAACAAATTGTCGGGAAGTCAGGAAGAGAATAAAGCCCCGGACTTCTCAACCGGCATCAACGACCAGCTTAGTGCCATCATGGAGCTGTTTACCGGCGCGGCCCTGCTGGCGATCGGTGCGGCGCTGGCGTTCTCCGGCGTAAATGTCCCTCTCGGCATTGGGCTGATGGCGATGGGTGCGCTTGCCATTTGGGGTGCGGTCAGCACCGACTGGAGCGCGATCCAAAATGCTTTGGAAGGGCCGATCGGAGCTGTTACGGGCATCTTGTCCGCGGCCCTGCTGGCGATTGGCGCGATTATCCTGTTTTCCGGGGCCAACATTCCCCTTGGCTTGGCGCTCATGGTCGCCGGAGCGATAGGCCTGGCGACGGCAGTAGCGGCAAATTGGGACACGATCAAAGCGCTTTTACAAGGCCCGCTCGGCATCGTTACGGCGATCATCAGCTTCGCGCTCCTTGAGATCGGCGCTATTCTGTTGTTCTCCGGTGCGAACATCTCGCTCGGCCTCGGCTTGATGGTCGTTGGCGCGATGGGAATGGCGGCGGTCATTGCGGCGAACTGGGACACCATCAAGGCATTGCTTCAAGGCCCTATCGGAGCTGTTACGGCGATGCTCTCAGCATCCCTGCTCGTTCTCGGCGCTGTGCTGGCTTTCAGCGGCGCAAATGTTCCGATTGGTCTCGGCCTTATGATTGCGGGCGCAATCGGGCTGGCTACGTCGGTAGCGGCAAATTGGGACACTATCCAGACCGCCTTGCAAGGCCCCATCGGCGCAATCACGGCGCTCGTCAGCAGCGCATTGCTTGTGCTCGGCATCATCCTGACCCTGACCGGCGTTGCGCTTCCGATCGGCATCGGGCTGATCGCTGCCGGAGCGGTCGGGTTGGTCGCTACGGTCGCGGTCAACTGGAACGCTATCACCGAATACCTCGGCGGCCCAATCGCGGCGATCATTTCGCTGGTCAGCGGCGCTCTGCTCGTCTTAGGTGTTCTTCTGGTGTTTACCGGCGTGGGCATCCCGCTCGGAATGGGCATGATCGTTGCGGGCGCGGCGGGCCTCGCGTCGGTAGCGGTAGTCAATTGGGACTACCTGAAGAACAAGCTTAGTGAGACGTGGGACGGCATCAAGGAGTGGTGGAACGCCAACGTCGCCAAATACTTTACGATCGAGTATTGGCAGGACTTGGGCAAAAACATTATCGACGGATTGCTGAATGGCTTGAAATCCGCATTTGAAAGCGTCAAGTCTTGGGCGTCCGGCGCAATGGACACCATCAAAAGCGCATTTACCGGCGGCTCAGTCAAGACAAGTATGCCGTCCATCAATTCCGCTTCGATCCCCCGTTTGGCGACCGGGGCCGTCATTCCTCCAAATCGTGAGTTTCTTGCTGTTCTTGGCGACCAAAAGCAGGGAAACAACATCGAGGCCCCCGCGGCTGCTATCGAGGCGGCGGTGGCGCGCGGTATGGCGCAGTATGGCGGCGGAAACCAGACGGCGATCTTGAAGATCGGCGAACAGGAGCTGGGGCGTATCATTTTCAGGCTCAACCAAGACCAAACGCAGCGTGTCGGCATCCAACTGACTTAAAGGCGGAAGATATGAATTACATTAAGCTCAATGGGACATCGTTTGATGTCAACGTAGCAATATCCAAATACAACGAGAACTTCAATGTTTTGGACGGAGAGAATGCCGGACGTTCTAAAGACACCGGGCGAATGATCCGCGATGTGCTTGGAACGTACATTGGACACAAAATCACGGTGTTTCGCCGAGGCGATGATTACCAGAGCTATGATGCATTCTGGAATTACCTGAAGGCTCATTCGGTGGATAACTTCGTGCTTCTCGAAGCGGCGGATGGGAACACGACAATTTCCTATCGGGCGTATTATACGAGCGCTTCGCACGACATTGAAAAGGTCGAAAACGGCGTGAATTACTGGGGCGAGATCGAAATCCACTTTATACCCATCGCGCCACAGATTACACCGTAAGGGGGGGCTATGGATTATATTTTAATTGGCTCTTACCAATTTGACCGCGACGCGTCAAAAGACGATATGCGCTTGGATTACTGCTCCGCTTTTCAAGAAATGGCGTTAGACGAGAGCAGTCTATCGTTCGATACAGTTAGTGCGGAAATTTACACAAAAACGGCAGGCAATCTACTTGCTGCGCTGCCGGACAACACCCCAATCGTTATTTATCGAGATAATGCAATCAAAGCACGATTTGTCAAACGAGGCATTTCGCGCATTGGCCCAAATACGTATTCACTTACCGGTCAATCTCCGATGGGTGCGTTATCGAAAATGCCACATCCTGGAAGCATTTACACAGGGCAGACCGTCGAGGAAGTAGCAAAAGAAATCTGCGGAAGCATTCCGATTCTCGTAAAAACTGTGTATGCGGGCACCAAACTGTACGGTTGGCTCCCTTACGCAAACGGCAAAGACCGGTCGGCGCGAGACAATCTTGTGCAAGTCTTATTTGCCATCGGCGCGTATCTTCGCACAGACTTAAACGGTGTGCTCCGAATTGAACCGTTGTGGGACGGTGCGGCATCTACAATATCGGTCGACCGCTCGTATTCCGGCGGCACGGTCAAGTATGATTCCCCCATCTCCGCCGTTACCGTCACAGAGCATCAGTACATCGCGGGAACCGACGAAAAGGAGCTGTTTTCCGGCACATCTCAGCAGGGCGACATCATCACCTTCTCCGAGCCGATGCACTCACTTACAGCAACAGGATTTACCATTTTAGAGAGTGGCGCGAACTACGCCAAAATCTCCTCCGGCTCCGGCTCGCTCAAGGGCAAGACGTACATCCACAACACGCGCCTTGTGACGCAAACCGTCACAGAGAACGCGGCGGAAAACGTCAAGTCCGTCACGGACGCCACGCTCGTTTCCCTTGTCAATTCCTCCGCTGTCGCCAAAAGGTTGGCAGACTATTATAAGTGCCGAGAGACCATCACCAACGGCATTGTAAGCGGGCAGGAGAAGCCCGGACATGTGGTCAGCGTCTATCACCCCTACGATAAGCAAATGGTATCTGCGTGCATCGTAAGCCTTGACACGACCATGAGCGGTACACTCAAAAGCGAAATGGCGGCGCTCGTCGGCTTCCTCCCCCCGCAGCCGGAAACCACGGAATACTACGACGAGCGCGTACTGCTTACCGGCTCCGGCGAGTGGGAATCAGTAATAGACGGTGAAATTCGCGTTGTGGTTATTGGCGGCGGCGAAACGGGCGCAAGAGGAAGCGCAGGCAGCTCGGCAGGCATTTCTTCGCAGTCCAAAAGCGGGTCATCCGGCTCCTATTCCGGTTCGTCCGCCGGTCAAGGCGGCGAAGGCGGCGAGGGTGGCTCCGGCGGAAAAATTTTAATCGCATCGCTAAATGTAATAACCGGGCAAAAATTCCAATATGCGGCGGCACAGCCTGCCGGAAACAGCACATTTGGGGAATTGTCAAGCGCGTCCGGTGAAACCTCAGTCGATGGCTATTATGATTTGGTGACGCAAACTTTTTTCGGTCGAAAAGGCGCGAACGGTATAAAGGGCGGAAACGGAGGTTCCCCCGGAAATAACGGTCAAGCAGTCGGCGATTATCTCGGAGGCTACGGGATCAACAGCAAAACGGTAAGCCAAACCAAGTATGGGACATCGGGAACTGTAACGGCAAACGGATGGGGCGGCGGCGGTGCTGCACAAGGAGCAAACGGCGCGACTTCGGCAGGAGAAGTCTATATCAACCTATACGGCGAGTTCGATTCGAATGATCCCTCTCAAAGCGTTGTTACGCTTAGCGGCAACTGTTCAGGCGGCGGCAAAGGCGCAAACGGAGCCAACGGAAATGACGGCGAAAACTATGGCGACGGCGGAGACGGCGGTCACGGCGGCGGTGGTGCCGGTGCGGTCGGTACGCTCAGCATGTCGTTTTCGCCATCCGGCAAAAATCCGAAAACAGAAACGGGCGGAGCATGGGCGACCGGCGGCTCTGCGGGCGCAGGCGGCGCAGGCAAGCCCGGCTGCATCATCATCTACTACCGCAAAAAGAAAGAGCTGCAGTCCGGCCCGCTCGTGACCAGCAACAACTTCGGCCTGCTCGATTCACTCGGGCGGAGAATGATCGTTTAAGGAGGTTTTTATGCCGAACGATTATTACACCATGCTCTACACCGGCGAGAAGATCGACGAGCTATTGCAGCGCGTGGACGAGGGCGAGATCATCATCCCCTCCTCGACGGCGGGCAGCACAAAAAAATTCAAACTGACGGTGGACGACACCGGCGCCGTCAGCGCAACGGAGGTGACGACGTAATGGTACAGGGCGACGCTTACTCCATCGACGTGGAGATCACCAACGAGGGCCAGACGCTCAGCCCCCCGGCCGTCTCTCTGGTCGAGATCGCGCTGCTGAACCTCGTCAAGACCTATCCGGGCGATGTCACGTTTTCCGACGGCAAATTTCACTTTCCCCTCACGCAGACGGAGACCTTCGGGCTTCCGACCGTCTGCCCCATGCAGGTGCGCGTGAAGTTCCCAAGCGGCGACGTGATCGGCTCGGAGATGCAGCGCCTTGATGTTAAGCGTGCGCTGAGTAGGAAGGTGATCTGATGGTCACGTTCGAGTTAACGCAGAAAACGGCGCTCTCGGTAGCGTTTGACGTCACCATCCGCGGGGGCGGCGGAGGCGAGCCGTATGACGGCCCATATACCGTGACGCCCGACTTTGAGACGCAGGAGCTTGCCACAAAGGACAAGATCCTGAAAGATAATGTGACCGTTGATCCCATTGCGGTTGCCCGTGTGGAAAACCCCTCGGGCGGAAAAACAATTTTTATCGGAGGTATTTTCAATGGCTGAAAAGTACAACAGCAAAATCGTACTCTCAAGCGGCGAAGTCCTCATGGACCTCACCCAGGACACCGTGGTCGCGGACAAGCTCCTCAAGGGCTTTACCGCGCACGGCAAGGACGGCGCGCCCATCACCGGCTCCTGCGAATTTGACGCGGACACCGGCGACGCCACCGCGGGCGCGGCGGAAATTCTGACCGGCAAGACGGCCTATGTCACCGGCAGCAAGGTCACCGGTACCATGCCGAACAACGGGGCCAAGACGCTCAGCATCACGGAAAAGGGTAAACCGGTCACCATCCCCCAGGGCTACCACGACGGCAGCGGCAAGGCGCAGATTGACGCAGCCGAAGAGGCGAAGCTAATCCCCACCAACATCCGCGAGGGCATTACCGTCCTCGGCGTGACTGGCACGATGTCCGGCAGCGAGGGAATGAAGCCGCAGGCCAAGAGCGTCACACCCACGTTCGCCTCGCAGGAGGTCCTTCCCGACGAGGGGTACAACTGCCTCAGCTCTGTCACGGTGGCGGCGATCCCCATTGCCTACACCGACAACGCGCAGGGAGGCAAGACGGTCACCATCGGCTGAGGAGGTGCGGCATGGCCAACAACAAAGTCCAGCTCAGCGACGGAACAGTCCTGCTTGACCTGACCGGGGACACCGTAACTCCGGAGACGCTTTTGTCCGGTGTCACCGCGCACGACGCGGCGGGTGCTCGGATCAACGGCGCGGTTGCGCCTGTCCGATACGATGTTGCTCAGGATCTGACATCCGTCCAAAAAGAACAGGCGCGGGACAACATCGGGGCATCTGCAACTGTGACCATGCGCAAGGTGACGCTGACCAAGTCGGGGTGGAACAGCAGCACGAAGCAGCAGACCGTCGCGGTCTCCGGCATTCTCGCCGACACGACGAAGCAGTGCATCTATCCCGCGCCCGTCGACACGTCATATGACAGCGCGTGGAACAGCTGCGGCGTGCTGTGCGTGGCGCAGGCGGCAGGCAAACTGACGTTTCAGTGCGAGACCATGCCAACGGCAAGCATTGACGTTTATGTGACGGTTATGCCGGTGGCGTTTTCGTGAGGTGAACGGCGATGATTTATAATTTGCCGAGGAAGAAAGCGAAGTTTGAGGAAACGTGGGTTATCAAACAATACCCAGAACTTGCGTACGGCTCAATAACAATGGAGATTCCTTTCGAATCTAATTCTACGAATTTTCAAAAAATTGAAGTGCGTGGAAACTTTTTTCCTGGTTCCGGTATACATTATGACGCAATTAATGTTTGGAACACCGACAGTTGGGTTAACGAGGCATATCGCATTATCACATTTTTTGAGCCGCCGACCGGTGACCTGCTCACATGGTTACAGGCAAACGCTGTGAAACAGTAAGGAGTGCAATATGTACAACTTTAGCATGCTAAAATCCGGGGGGGGGCAGCTCCTAACGTTGCTTCGTCGCATTTCACAAAAGGCGGTGCGGCATAATCTTCAATCCAAATGTCATGCCCTCTGCGGGCGCAGCTCGAGGACGCAGAACACGCCGCGAAAATTCTTTTGATGGAGGAGAAGTGACATGAAGAAAACCTACGCCGAACGCGCACGCGAACATGTGGCGGAGACGCGGAACGCGCTGCAAACCTTTTTGACGAGCTGAATCAGGGTCAGCAGAAGAAAATCCTGCACAAGGAGATCACTGGCGAGAAATACGCCGATGACAAAAATTTGAACAAAGAAAAGGAGAACAAAACTATGGCTACTTACAAGAGAATCGCATCCGACGGCAAGCCCATCAAGGTCACGGACATCCCCGCGGGCCTGAGCGAAAACTCGGGTGTCAAGAACAGCATCGTGCAGCCCGTCATGGCGCGTGACATTTCCCGCGCCGGCACGGAGATCTATGTTGCCCCGTGCTACAAGCTCACCTATGACGCGGACGGCTACTGCGTCAAGATGACGACCTGCGCCATTCCCGAGGACATCGCGGCCAAGCTCGCGGAGCTGAACAAGTAAAAAAGCCGCCCCGGAGGGCGGCAAATTGACAAAGCGCGGCAGACTGTGCTATAATTCGTTTGCCGGTAAGAACGGCAAGGTTGTCCACTTCCTGCAAAGGGGGTGCGCGATGGTTACATACGCTGATATGTTCACATATTCGCTTGTGCTCATCGGTCTTGCGTCTCTGATCTTCACGGTCACAAGACATAAGAAATAACCGCCCACCATAGCGGTAAGCGGCGTTTCCTTCGAGCTATAAACTCACTGAGGGACGACCGCCACCAGCAATGGCAGCCGTTCTTACTGGCCTAAATATAGCACACCTAAAGCCGCTTTGTCAAGCACGACAAGGCGGCTTTTTTCGCGCCGCCGGAAAGAGAGACAACGCCTATGGAAAGTTTATCGAAATTAGCGGCGCTGTGCTCGGAGCTGACGGTCATCCTCGCGGCGGTCGCCATGCTTGTCAAACCGCTGCGCAGCAAGCTGCTCGGGCTGGACAAGCTGACCGACGCGCTCAAATGCCAGCTCCGGCACGACATGCTGCACACCTACTACCGCCACAGGGAGGGCCGCACCATCCGCCAGTATGAGCTGGAGGATTTCCTCTATCTCTATCGGGGCTACAAGGCCCTCGGCGGCAACAGTTTTATCGACCGCATCAAGTCGGAGATCGACGAGTGGGAGGTGGTCTCGTGAGAGACGTCAAGGGATCAACCTCGGAGGAAATCCGCATGATAAAGGCCATCCAGCGCTCCGTCGGCGCGCTGGACAACGGCTGGATCGGCAACCAGACCTTGAGCGACATCGCCGCCAAGCTCGGCGCGGACTGCTGGCCCCTCAACGTCGAGCTGTACGGTCAGCCCTGCATCATCGCGCGGGACATCGAGCCTGTCAACATGAGCGGGCCGCTGCCAAAAAACGCCATCTCGGGGAGCTTTAGCTGGCAGGGCGCGCCGTGCAGCATCCTCGTGCGCGGCAAGGTCGTGCGCGGCATGAGCTGCCACTACCCGGCGCCCGAGAGCGTGCTTTACAAGACCGCGGGCGGCGCGGTGCGCATTGCCCGCGTCTCCTCGGCGGCGGCGCTGGGAGGCGTCGTGTGGGCGGTCGGCGGCATGGGCCTACTCGGCAATTATAACCCTGCGGCAGAGGGCTTCACGGGGGCGTACAGCGACGTTCTGCGCAAGACCAACCACACCGTCCTCGGCTGCAAGGGCGGGATGCTCTACGGCGTTTACTGCCGCAGCATGACCGCGCAGCAGGTCAACGCCTTCGTGCGGAACAAGCTCAAGCTGGAATACGCCGTCATGTTAGACGGCGGGCACGTCGCCGCCATCAACGGCGCGTGCAACAGGATCAACACACAAACGCGGCAATTCTACGCCGTTCGGTTTTTGTAAAGGAGGCAAAAATGCAAAATCGACTTGCCAATCTGCTCACGGTCAAGAGCATCGTGACCATCGCGCTCACGGCGGTTTTCTCGGTGCTTGCCCTGCGCGGCAGCATCAGCGGGACGGAGTTTCTGACGATCTTCACGACCATCATCGCCTTCTACTTCGGCACCCAGACCGAGAAGAACAGGAAAAATGAAGAGGTTTCTTGAGACCTTGACCGCGTGGAAGGGCGCTGTGCGCGGCGACGCGGTGCATAAAAGCATTGTGGACGCCTACAACAGCTATCTCCCGCACCCGCGCGGTCACAAGCTGACCTACACCGACGACTACTGCTCAGCGATGGTGTCCGCGGCGGCGATCCTCTGCGGCCTGACGGAGGTCATTCCCGTCGAGTGCTCCTGCGGGGAGCAAATGCGCTGGTATCAAGCGCGCGGCCAATGGATTGAGGACGATGCGCACGTCCCCCAAATCGGCGAGCAGGTGTTTTACTACTGGAACGACCGCAAGGACTACGCCCTCACGGACTGCACCGGCGCGCCCAACCACACGGGCATCGTGACCGCCTGTGACGATCAGAGCTTCACGGTGTTCGAGGGCAACAAGGGTAAAGCTCACGAATGCGGCTATCGGACGTTGGAAATCAACGGGCGGTATATTCGCGGCTTCGGCGTGCCAAAATACCCCTCGGACAAGACCGTGCTCGTGCGCGGCGACAAGGGCGCGGCGGTCGGCAAGCTGCAAGAGCTCCTAAACGCCTGCGGCTATGCGCTAGACGTGGACGGTTCATTCGGGCCCGCGACGCAAATGGCATGGGTTGAATATGTTTACGCGTACCTCGGGAAAATTCTAAAATAACGAAAGGAAAACGGGCGGGAGACCTTCAACGTCTCCCCTCGCGTGAGCGCTCTGCAAGCCCCGGCGCACAGCATGGACAAGCAGCACCGAGCGATCCGGGCGAAATTATCCTCTATGGCCCCGCGTCGGGCCGTGGCATACATTCGGTCTTTTGAGCTTCCACCCGACGAAATGGCGTGCCTCGTCGAGTGCGACGTGCGGGGCCGCTCCTGCGTACAGGTGGCATTTGAAATGAATCTGTCGCCGGATACGGTCAAAAAGTATCGCCGAAAGGCGTACCGCAAAATCGCATCGGAAGTCTTTGAATAGGAAAAGAGCTTCACCAAACGGTGAGGCTCTTTTCCTTTATTGGGGGGGGTATGAATGACGCATGGAGCACGTCGTGACAAAATTAGCATATTCCGTCAGAATTTGCAAACGCAATCGTTCGACGAATTTCGACGTACACTTTTCATCCCCTTTTCCGGCACTTTGGGAAAGGGGTTTTCTTGTACCATAGAGGAAGAAAAGGAGGTGCGCTGTATGTACGAACGGCTTTTGGCATTGGGCTTCACCGAGCAGATGGCGAGGGATATTTTGGTGCTGTTCCCCGAGCCGGACGAGCTGCGCACTTATGTTTATTTTGCGGAGCTGCTGCATGTATAGCTATTATAATCCGTCGCCTTATGGTAAGAACGTGGGCGACTGCACCGTCCGGGCGATCTCCAAAGCGACCGGGAAAGACTGGGGTGAAACGTATCTCGCGCTCGCCATACAAGGCTACTTGGACGCTGATATGCCGTCGGCCAATGCGACCTGGGGCGCTTATCTGCACTCCCTCGGCTATCGGCGCTACATCGTGCCGGACACCTGCCCGCTGTGTTACACCGTCGGGCAGTTTGCGGACGAGCATCCGGCAGGCACATACATTTTAGCCCTGTCCGGTCATGTGGTGTGCGTGCAGGACGGGACGATCTTTGACTCGTGGGACAGCAGCAATGAGACTGTGCTCTATTTTTGGGTAAAGGAGACTGAATGACATGGCTTTTAATCCGTACTATCAAAACCCTTATTATCCACAGCCGATGCCGGATAACCTTATGCAGATGCGGCAGCAGCAGATGATGCAGCCCGCTCCGCCTCCCGTGCCGCAGAATCCTGTCGCGACCGGCGGTGTGCAATGGGTGAGCAGCGAGCAGGAGGCGAGAGGCTACCTGATCGCGCCCAACTCTGCCGTGGCGCTGTGGGATTCCACCGCCCCCACCGTTTACCTCAAGCAGGCAGACGCAAGCGGGAAACCGACGCTCAAGATTTACGACCTCGTAGAGCGCGCAGAAACGCCCCGTACAGCGCCGCAGGAAAAGGGCGTGGAATTTGTCACCCGCGAAGAGTTCGACCGTCTGGCGGCGCTTGTGGGCGAAATAAAGGGCAAGAAGAAGCGCAAGGAGGACGAGGACGATGACTAATCCGTTCATGGCCGCGCTGGGCGGCGGGCAGATGCCGGGGCCGGTAGGCCAGTTCCAGCGCATGATGCAGCAGTTCCAGCAGTTCAAGGCGAATTTCAAGGGCGACCCCAAAGCGGAGGTCGAAAAGCTCTTGCAGAGCGGTAGGCTGAACCAGCAACAACTCAATCAGCTACAGCAGATGGCGAAGCAGTTTCAAAGCCTGATGCAGTAAACATCAACATAAATCAACATCGTGGCCACGATTTGATGAATAAAAATTTTTCAAAG